CGACATGCGCACCGATGGAGAAAATGGAAGAGATCTGAGAGGACTGAAAAAAAGCGAGCGCTCCTTAACGTAACACTAGCGGAGCGCTCTACCCCCCTTTAGGGGGGTAGAAAGTGTTTAGTGCTCGGGGGGTGCCCCGCTACCCCCCTCGCCATCCGAAGAGCCGATGAATTGGTTGCCGTACAAATCCCTAGGGACATCGGGGATGGTAACGGTGATACCACGAAGGCTCTTACCAATCATGACGAGGATCATCAGTAGACCCCCACGGAGACAACGTGCACATCTCCACCGAACATGTCGATAGATCCATCAGTTGAAATTGGAGACAGCGGGAGCATCGTTAATCACCTCCGAATCATCATCGATCATGGAAATTCCACGGAATCCCTTGAATGCGAACCTGTGGTTAATTGCCAACCTGAAATACTGTTCAGTTTTGTACGCAGGAGGCAACATGATCATGCCCATGTAGAACTTCGGAATGGTATTAGGAACAACGACCTTAGTCCAAGTATCCGCAACCTTCTGTGCATCCTGTTCAGCATTACCAGTGAGGTCCTGAGAGACGTAAGCGGTAGCAGTCATAACACTAGTCTGAGTATCCTGCCATCCAAGAGGTCTAAGACCAGAAGTAGCAAAGGCATAACCACTATTATTACGGTTAATCTCGAAAGTCGGACCTTCGGGTTCAACAGTATCAGGGAGAGAAGGACCGGGAAGAACACCAAAAGGACTAGTAGGACTAGAATTGACACCAATCTGACCAGAAGGACGGGGATTACCATCACTGTCAAGAACAGCGGGGCCGACTACTCCATACCTATCATCAGGGCTGAACTGACTGAAAGGACGGTTAGCAACGATCTGATGGACGAGGGGCCTTAGACCACTCTTACGGAATCCAACCTGAGGATGAGCCTTCGCCCATGTCCTATCGGTAAGAGCACGATAATAGAGGGCATCCACATAGTCGTTACCCAACTGGCTTTCGCTGAATACATCAAGAACGGCAGAATCAGACTGCTTCCTAACAACATCGGAAGTACCGCTAGATTCACCGCTGTAGAGGGTATCGAGAATAGCGCCCATGTCATCACCATGACATCCGTGGAAAAGGATCGGGTTGAGCATATCCCTAGGATCTATGGTCGGTTCACCTGCTCCGATAGAAACCTGCAAAGGATCTGCAGGGAGACGTGCTGCGGGAACGAGAGAAAGAGAGCACCCGAGATAACGAACCTTCCTAAATTGCTTCCAGAAGCCCCCGAGCATTTTCACGGGGGTAGAAGTGCACGGGGTGTGAATCCCGATAACGGATACAGTCTTAGATTCAGTGTGTAAATCTACGACTTCCTGATAACTTGCAGTTGCAAAATTAGTTGCCATATTTCACCTCAAAGATAATTCTGATAGGAGTAGTTGTAAGTGTTCCTGTTGGTAATGTAACGGTTCAGGTTATAGACGGGCTTCCTCCTCTTCCGAAGGCGGGAGGGGAGAGCGATAATAGGCGCAATATCTCTGGAAAGGGTCCTAAGAGGATACCTGATATGCATGCCAGTATTACGCTCATAGTCAGACCAGTAGCGGTAAGACTGGTACACCTGCGCACCTGCATACGCACCATAAACCAACTGGGGAATCATTCAGTAGTACCTCCTCTTACCACGCCTGCGATGATATCCATAACCACGGTACGATCTGTACTTGTAGTACCTTCTGTTTCCATACATTTCGACTCAATCCTGTGCATCAATGCACGATTATGTACATGGATGAATAACATAAATAAAAGTATCGTGAAAAGAATGAACAAAACATGACAAAAACATGGATGATTACAACACCGAGAAACAAAACCGAAATCGAATGGATGGGAATCTGGAGATGGATACGCAAAAATGACATTCACAAATGGATTTGCGCAATGGAGACAGGAGCAGACGGTTACGAGCACTGGCAGATACGCCTACAGGTAAACAAAACATGGGAAAAACTCAAAGAAGAATGGGGACCCAAAGCGCACATTGAAGAGGCCTCCGATGTGTGGGATTATGAACGCAAATCAGGGATGTTCTTCGCATCGACAGACACACCAGAGGTTAGAAAGTGCAGGTTTGGAAAGTTATCATGGCGTCAGGAAGCCGTCTACAACGCGGTCAGAGCCTCGAACGACCGTCAGGTGGTAGTTTGGTATGACCCGAAGGGAAATGCGGGGAAATCGTGGCTCCTTGGACACCTGTACGAGACAGGACAGGCATGGGTGGTACAGGCACAGGATTCTATCAAAGGAATCATTCAGGATTGCGCATCAGAATACCTGCAACACGGATGGAGACCGATAGTAGTCATCGACATTCCTAGATCTTGGAAATGGACACCCGAGTTATACGTTGCACTCGAACGCATAAAGGACGGCCTCATCAAGGATCCGAGATACGGAAGCAGGACCGCACACATCCGTGGAGTGAAGGTGCTCGTAACGTGCAACACGAAACCCAAACTCGACAAACTGTCAAAGGACAGATGGGTGATAATGGACATGGACACGCTGGAAGCGACATGCGCACCGATGGAGAAAATGGAAGAGATCTGAGAGGACTGAAAAAAAGCGAGCGCTCCTTAACGTAACACTAGCGGAGCGCTCTACCCCCCTTTAGGGGGGTAGAAAGTGTTTAG